ATCCGGGCATGTTTTCCAGGCGATAGCCCGCTTAATCCTGGTTGGAACACTCCCCCATTTAGCAAAGGGATTGTTTCCAAAAGCGGGTGAACGGACTCGAACCGTCAACATTCAGCTTGGAAGGCTGTAACTCACCCCCGCACAAATGCCGTCTAAAAGTATTTTTTATGCTTTTGGCATAAACCCATAAAAATATGGATTCTGAGCAGGGTTTATCCTCAAGATGGGCGCTCGCTGTCAATCAGTTTGAGTTGGTACACCACAACACCCGCCCTGGGAAGCTCGCCGTTTCTCAGTTTCAACATCAGCGCCCAAAACTTCGAGCTCAGCCTCTGAAACCATCCCTGATTTCTTTGTTGGATCTGGAGCAGCCGAATTCACTGAATCTGTCGCTGTTGATCCCCTGGCCATAAGTGGAGCTGGAGAGCCTGGGCATGGGTCAGTTGAGTAGGTGAGATCTTGCACCGGCCCAGGTTGATAGATGATCGTTGAGAGATCGAACTGAAGACCCGCTGTGAAAGCTGTGATTGCGTCCAGTGGCTTCAAACCCTCATCGAATGGAGCGTAGAACTCAAATGCACACGCTTTTGCAGCTGGATAGCATCCTGCAGCGCCCCAAGTGACTCCTGATGATGGTAGAACCTTCTCAAATCGCTCATCAGTCAGGTTGTACGGCCACGACTGATGAAATGGGAATCGATCCTGTGTATCTGCTCCAGTGGGCTTGTCGTCGATATCTACGAAGATTTCAGGATCAACCCCGCTGGGTGGTGTACCACAAGCAACCGCTTTGTAGGTTGTGGGAAAATCAAAACAGATATTGCTGGGTGATGGATTCACAACCGCTGATCCACCTGCGAAAATTGATCTCTGAGAACTTGTGCAACCTGCAATGATTGTGTTGTTGTTTGCGACTGATTCACCTAGATCGGCGCTCAGGTTTGAAGTGCTAAATAACCCCTGTGAACTTGCACCAGTGTAGCTCCAACTTGTGTTGACTGTCTCCGATGTTGAAGATCCATCAATAGGATGATTCGTTGTTGTGTTGAGAATATAAGTTCCATCTAGATCAATGCTGATCTCTGTCACTTCTGGATCAACTCCATCTACATAGTTCACTTCAACCGTGATCGTTGCTGATTCATACGAGTAGATATCTTGCCTATAAGTGTCAGCGCACACATACTCGACTGGATCAGGATTGATCAAATCTGGAAAGTACGATCTTGTGACTGCTCGATACGCAACAACAACCGGCGCAACGATTTGATATGTGTAGACCCCAAACGGATGAGTTGGAGTGTTTGCAGAAACCACTGGCAACCTGAAAGTTTGATTGATGCCTGAAACGGATCCTGCAATCCATTTGTAATAATCATGCGGGGCATCGTCACAAGCTGAGTTTGTTGATCCATCACCTAGATCGAGCGTGCATGAAGTCGCATTGATGCCTGAGAATGTGACTGTGATGCAAGGGACATCTCCATCGATATCAGGTTCAGTCACCCCGCAACAACACTGCATATGAGTCATGCTGGACAAGCTCCGTCAACGATGTTGTTTGCACTGAAAAACCAGTTGTTTGAAGCATCGGTGTAGGTGTGCGGCCCTGTGAGCGGAATCACTGCTCCAACTCCGATTGGTTTAATCGCAAATGTTCCCAGGAGATTCCCAATATCCAAACCGTTCCCCTGGACACCCGATGAATCGTTGGGAGCTTCGAGTAGGTTGTATGCTTTGCCGTTCGTTGTTGAGTTTGCCCCGCCTGTGAGCTGCGTGAAATCTCCATCATTGATTTCAACCTCGGCCCAGGAGTATTCCCAACGATTTGAACCGATTGAAACTGCAGCTGTGATCACGGCCAAAACTGAATGTTGAACATGATCAATACTCATCACTGCTCGTTTGTCATCGCCTGCAGATGATTCAACCCAATGCAATCGAACCGGCCCAACTGAAGATGATTCGAGAACTGCAGATCCTACTACTGGAGTTGCAAATCGGTGGCGTACATCACGAACCTTGATCGTTCCTGTAACCTCACCCCTGATCATGCATCGTCCAATTTTGCCGTTTGGTATGGGCTCTAGTGCATATACAAAATCAGCTTTGTTTTCAGCTGCAACTGCAACCCCAGAAATGAGAACTCTTGAGAGAAACTCATTCTCGTTTGCAGTGGGTGTGATGAGTGGATTATCAATCGCGAGTACACCGAATCGATCGAGATCTACACCAGAATCATTCTGAACCAGGATCTCATTGAAACTCTGTAGAATCTGTTGCGACGAATCGAATGAAGGGGATACGCTGCTAGCAGCAACTCTGAGCATCTGATTCCAAGCAACTGCAGGAATGACCAACTCTTCGCCCTGGTTTACTTGTCGGAATGGATCAGGCATCAGATCCCCAACTCGGTGAAAGTACCGGATTCATAAACCTTCTCAACAAAGTAGTTGACAACTTTTTTAACCATAGCAGCGCCGCCTGCATCTACCGTATCTTCATATCTGACCCATATGTGATGCCAGCCCTGCTTGACAACACCTGTGAATGATCCAACTACCAAATCATCGCGATTATCAGATTGAGCAAAGTTGAAAACGATTTCCCAATCACTTTTGTTATCTCTCTTGTGTCCCTGGGCTCCGAGAAATAGCACCTCTCCAGCAGGGTAATCTCTGAAAGTTGCATCGTTAACTCTGCCCGTATTCTTTGCAATGAGTTTCTTGTATGCAGTAGTCATTAGAGTGTCATCAATGTAGTGAGTCTCTTTGAACTTGAAGACTGGAACTGTGATATCTACGCCCTCGATGCCGTCCTTTGTTGCACCGATTGCACCGTCGAAGTCTGGAACCGGCTCAGCTCCCAGGGAGTCAGCAAACACCGTTTGTAGCGATTGTGTTATGTGCTGAGTTCCACCGCCTGTATCGAAACTGAATGAGCTAGATCCTGTCTCAGCTTCAGCAGGGAACGAGCCAGCAACATATCCATCATTTGCATATAGAACTGTAACTTTCCAGCGTTCGTCTGAATCCCCCCCGAACTCTTCAACATCAACCCGTTGTATAGGCATCCCGTCATAGTCAGCGTCCAGACTTGATCGAGCATCAGCTTCAACCTGGAGTCTATCAGTCTCTCCGAATGCTTCCCATGAAACCTCATATGATGGGTTTGGCCCAGTTGTAAGTGTGCTTCCCAGGAGTGGATTCAATTTGAATATCGTTGCCATTATGCAAACCTCGCTGAGCCTGGTTGATTCTGAATCTGTCGAATAAGTTTGTTAGTGTTTTCAGCAGTTTTTTCAGTTGCAGCTGCAGTTCTTGAAGCATCTGATCCGTTGCCAGATAGGCCTCGTACTGCAAACGGGTTGAAAGTTCCCCTGGTTGATTCGTTGATTGTTTTATCAGCAACCCTCTTGAGTTCTGCAGCTTGGTCTGAGAGCAGCTTTGTAAAGTCTGCAACCTTCCCGAACAATGGATTTGCTCCGCTTTCTTTGTTGTTCTTTGATTGCTCGATTAAGGTTTTAAGCTCGTCTTTCAACTCATCAACTTTGCTAGTGAGTTTTTCACTTTGAGCTTTGGAACCAGCATCAATCAGATCTTTTAGAATATTGAGCTGCTGCGCGTCTTTGCCAATTTCAGCATTCTTATCAATGAACTTTTCTAACACTCGGGCTTCATCTGCTTTGTCGATTTCCTTGAGTTCGTCGAATGTTCTTGAATCTCCGATGGTAACTTTGTTGAGAAAACGCCCAAAGCTCTTTGAATCTGCCACGATATTATCGAATATGTTTTCGATTCCTGCGAGAGCTTCAGGAAATGCTGAAAACAAATCAATACCAGTTTTAGCAGTAAACGCTTGGAATGAAAGCCATTCTTTTTTCATAGCAGATAGCGCGCTAATCCAGGCAACTTCCATGCCCTTCCCTGCAATCTTCACGGATAGTTCAAGGTTTCCATTTGCGATCGCATCGCTGATTCCGTTGAGAACTTCCCCAGCATAGTTTGAGATCCTCTGAAATGTTGCACCAAGATATTGAAGAGCCCTCGATGCAAGCTGGGTCTTTGTCAGAACCAAAGCAATGAAAGCTGCAAGCGCACTCGTTGCAATCCCAATCGGTGAAACTACTGCTGTAAATGCTGCAGCTGCAAGTGTGAGGATTCCTGGGATGATCGCAAATGCTGAGAGAAAGCCGCCCACCGCCGTAGCAGTCAATGAGAGCAACAAACCTACTCCGATGAAAGCAAGCCCAACTGCAGCAGCTCCTGCTGTGATCTTGAAGAATGTTGCAACCAGGCTAGAGTTTTGAGTAATCAATGCTTTGATGATTGCGGAAACTTTTGCCGCGTTATCAGTCATCTTTTTGAGTGGTTCTGATATTGATTCACCGATTGCGATTCCTATTGCTTCAACCGCTGAGAATAGCTTTCGAAGAGAACCTCCAACACCTGCATCCATTTCAGCAGCTGCAGCCCTGGCCGCCCCAGATGAATCTTTAATATTCTTCACAAGCTCATCAAATGATTTTCCACTTGATGCAAGTTTGAGAGCTGCAGCTTGACCTCTCCCAAAGAGTGATTCAAAGATTGAAAGCCGTTGCCCTGATCCAAGATTCGCCGTCGATTTTGCAAGCTCATTGATGATCAGAGCAATGGGTCTTAGATTGCCCTGGGCATCTAATGCGTCAACTCCCAGCTTCTTCAACTCTGATTGCTTCGCTTCGTTTGAAAGATTCTTATATGCCCGAGCTAGAGAGTTGCCCGCCAATGAGCCCTTGATACCGTTGTTTGCCAGGACAGCTATTGCAGCTGAAATTTCCTCGATACCCTCTCCTGCTTCAGCTGCGATTGGTGCAACTGGTTTCAATGCTTCGAATAGATCCTCAAGGGTTTGCGCTGAACCGTTTGCAGTTGCTGTGAGAACATCAGTAACCCTGCTCATTTCAGATACATCAAGATTGAAACCCCGTAGAGCAGCTCCTGCTATTTCCGTTGCCCTGGCTAGTTCAGTATCTGTTGCCCTGGAGAGAGCGAGAACCGCCTCAGTAGAAACGAGAATCTGATCGGGTGTGAATCCCGCCCGTCCTAGCTCAGCCATTGCATCGGCAACCTGTCGAGCGCTGAAAGATGTTTGAGCGCCTAAACGCTTCGCTTCTTCGCGTAATGATTTGAACTGGTTTTCAGTCGCTCCCGATACTGAACGAACCACTCTCATTCGATCATCGAACTGACTAAAAACCCGAGCTGAGAGAAAGAATCCACCTGCAGGGATTGCGAATGCTTTTAGTAAACCCTGACCGATTGCTGTAGCGCCCGCTGCAAATGTCCTGAGTTGCCGCTGAGCTATTGTGAGCCCTCGTTTGAGCGTATCACTCACTCCGAGTTCTACATACGCTCTACCCGCTTTGATTCCACTTGTGTTTGCCATGATTCAACCTCTCAGAGAATCCCTGAACAATCCAGGGAAGCGGGGGATTGCTTTTTGAAGAGCTGGATCCATCGACGGCCTCGCCTTGATCCGAATTCGTTTCTTCTCGATCTTGCCTGAGTTTGGGTTTCTTCTCAGAACGGTTGTAATTCCACCGTGTTCTAAAGCTTGTGGAATATTGCCCTTCTTAAACTTCACTGGCCCAACAACAACTGAATCACGCTTTGAATCGAAACCAAAACGAATCTGTCTCAGCTCGCCTGAATGACTTGATGGGGGTTGCCCTGGTAAACTCACTCGCTTGCGTTTTCGGATACTTCGACGACTTGTAGTACGCACAAAGCCGCCCGCCTGGGCAAGCTCTCTACGCTTCATTCGATCAACTGAACGAATGACTTTGGGAGAGTCGAAAAACGCAAACTTTGTGTTCATCGAGATCATGCAGGATTCGCGTTTCCTGGTTTATTGATTCCCGCTTTAATCATTGCGAGAATATCAGCTGCTGTCTGATCTGGATTAGATGTTGGAGCTGCTCGCTGTCGCTCCTGGATCTCAACAAGCATGTCTCTTCGAGCTTTGTTGTAGCTGGCTTTCTGATCCTCAGCATTTTGAGCTGCTGATTTGTCCCCTGGCCGTTTTGTCAAAAAACCAATCAGCATACCGAGTCCAGGTATCGCAACAACTGCAGGGTTTGCTTTTAGATCTTCGCCCATCTGCATAGATAGGGATTTGAACATAGATGCAGTGTTTCGCCCGCCCTCATTCCGATTGATCCACTCAAACCCTGAATCTTTGGTTTGATCGTACCATTGCTCAAACTCAAACTCTGATTCATTGAGTGTGAGTGTTGCTGGGAGTCCTTGTGATTTCTGAACTGAAACGGGAATCTTGACTTTCACAAAATCGCCCCAGTCCTTCCCTGCACAAGCAACCAGGATGAAAGTCGTGAACACTCCCAGGGCAAGAATCATGAGAGTTCGAACATTGATCAACTTTGAAAGATACATTTCTGTTTTCTCCTATTTTTAATCTAACCCGTAGATTGATTTGAGAACCTGAACTGGATGCTTCACTGGTTCAGGTTTCTTGAAAAACGGGTTGAAGTCGGATGCTTCAACTGCATCCTCTGGTTTAACATTTGTGTTTACGATCATTGCGAGCAGTTGGCTATGTCTATTCCATTCGTCCTCCTGCTTGCCTTGAGCAGCCCACAAGAGTTCTCTGAGTGTGAAAGAGTCTGGAACTACTCCTGCGATTCCTGCGAGCTTGTAAACGGTTTCCCAGCCGCTTGAATCAGATCCTCTCCTATCTTGTCCAGGGCTCCGTTCTTGATCGCATTGCTGATCTGATCCCGGCCCACTTTCATCAGCTCTTGAGTCTTCGCTAGAACCTTCTCTAGATTCTCCCGATCCTGTGGGTTTGGGGTAAAAGAAACAAGTGCATCGAGCATCGCCTCCGTTGCAGCTGCAATCACATCGCCAAACATGCGTTCTCCGAAATCTTCATCTGAGATCCCGAGTTCATCAGCTTGCTTTTTGCAGATTACATATACGCAATTCACCAGGAGTATCGGATCAGAGATCAACTGATTTACGATTGTTCCATCAGCGATATCAAGCAGGTTCAGTCCAAGCAACTCCTGAACCCGCTTGATAGTCGATATGTTGATTGAAACAATCCACTCAACGCCTTTTTCATCTTTGAATGTGCTCATGAAATGTCCTTTGATTTAGAGCTGGATCTGGTTTAGGGATCAAGAAGGATCTTGCCAAGCTGGAGCAGTATCAACAAAGGTGATGAATGCTGTTACGCTCGCTTCTTGAATGCCGCCTGAGTTTTGAGTCCACTTAAAATCACCGATTCCAAAGTCTGCAATGAGCCCAGCTGCGTTTGTTTCACCATCGAAGATCTGGAAACCCACTGCAGCTCCTGAAGTCCAAGCATTACGGATACCAATGAACAGAGGATCAGAAGGGCTCCAGGGCATTGTGAAAGTAAGATCGCCCTCTTTGAGTGTTCCGATTTTTGATTTCCAGCCGTTGTTGGCTCGGGTCGTATTGTCGATAATGTCCTTAGTAAGCCCTTGTTCAAGATCCTTGATATTCACGAGCTCAGCCCAAGCCGAAACCCCTGATACTCCATCGAGTTTCACATTGAGGACTGCATCGATTCCTAGTTTGTCTGGCATTTTTCACACTCCTATTTTGGTGCTTTGTTTATTGATTCGTACTGAACCCGAGAGAGAAAATGGATTCGAAAAGCATTTCATCTTTCAAGCGTTCACTGTTATATGGGACAGGAAGTTTTACACTCTCAACCGTGTATCTCTGTGCATCAACTTGGAGAGATTTCTTCACAAAAGATTGCATCAACGCCTCAACGAGTGTGAGCATTTCTGGAGCTGTATCATCGATTTCTTCTTCATCGCTCGATGAAAAAGTAACTACAACCGTGATACTGATATCCCAGGTGTTTTGGTTTCTGCTATACCCTTCAATATCAACTTCGCCTGGTAGAACATAGATACTCAAGCCGTCCAGATTTGATCGATCGAGATCTACATAGAGAACAGATTCAACTGTGAGATCTCGCTCAAAGTTGAATGTTTTAAGATCCAATGCAACGGCATCAGCTAGACCTTTGATGATGCTCATTGGGTTTCCATTCTCAATAGTTTGGTGTGTACCAGGATTGCGTTCCTGTACTCTCCTGACCATTCCCAAACCGGCGAACCGTTATCAGAAACAACATGGAAAACCATCTTGATTCCTGTTGCCTCATCTGTTTCAGTGATGAGATCCCGAGCTATCGGTCGTGTTTCGGTTCCATCAATCACTAGATCTTCTGGACGAATGATGAAATCACGCAACCTCGACTGAATGACTACTCCATCCTCATCGAGAAACTCATTGACTGCGTCAACTGGTGTTGCACTCGGGTATATTTCAGTTTGCCCAGCTCGCTTGTATGTGACCTCATCTGATAGATGTTCATGTCGTTTTTCATGCAGGAAGGCTGCACCGATTCGCAGGATATTGCTCATTGTCAATCACCTGCTTTCTTGCAGTTTAATTGTGTCGCAATAACTTTTAATTCTGTTGTTGCCTCTTGGAGAATCTTTGCAGTTTGCAGATTCGTCTGAGATTGAATCGTTGCAGACTGAATCATCTGCTTCATGAGTTCTTCATCTCGTAAACGAACTTCGGCCCAGCGTTCATCATCTCTGTCCTGCTGATCTTCAACCCATTTCTGAGACTTCATCCAGATCACATAGACGGCGAACAGAATAACTCCCGACAAACCGAGTTGCCCTAGTATGCCAATCATTTCTATCTGTTCGCCGCCCATGCTCACTCCAAATCAAAGATCCGATATGTGTTTACGCGATTGATTCAGCCGCTGGCATATTGATTGCAACCAGGACAAAATCATCATCGTCAGAGACTGCAGCTGTAACTCGTCCGAGATACTGATCTGCACCGCTCTGATCTGCAATTTGTTTCGATGTTGTGTCGAATCCGACACCCTCGCCAAGTGTTCGAGCTGTACCAACTCCAGTTGGTTTTGCAAACTCAAAAACGCCTTGAATCGTCGCGTTTGCTACCCCACCTGATGCAACTGCAGCATCAATGATTGCTGTTCCCGTTCCGAATGCGATTACATCGCCCGCTTCATATTGCTGAGTTGCTGTGAACCTGATTGATCGTCCCGAGTTGTGATATGTTGATTCCATTTTTCACGCTCCTATGTTTGAGTGATATTGAAATAAACCAACGGGCTTTTCAGCCCGATGGATTTGTGTTTGTATCGAGAGGATTAGCCGCCGTCTGACTTCACAATTCCGTTTGGATCTTGGAGAGATGCACCAACATCGATGTAGCCTCTGAAACCTACGCCGAGTTGTGTTGCAGGTGGTGCAACTCGCTCAATGGTTGGCTCAACCTTGCCATTGAGAGCGAGTAGCTCAACTGCAGCAACAACTGCTGGATTTGCGAGCATAAACCAAGCAGTAGCGCTACTGCCTGAATAGAACTCATCTGACAGATGTGGAGCTGATACAACTTGGTACTTGCCCCTGTGAGGATTCATGTTTCCAGCAGCAGCCCCGCCGCCCGCATCGATCTGAGCAGATCCAGTGAGGATTTGAGCATCGATTTCATGCTCAGGGGGAACGAGCAGGATCTCGGGTCTGATGTTGATTGGTTTCTGGTCTTTCTTCTTCGTTCCTGGCCCAGCCTTTTGTTTACGGAACTTGAGAACTGCTGCCTTCATACCAGCTTGGCCAAACTCTGAACCTGCTCCAGTGATCAGGTTGTTATTGTCGGCGTGCATGAAGTTTCCAGCGTTTGCTGCAATGAGCCCAAACACTAAGTCATTCAAAACCTCTCGTCCAGAATGCCCCATCAGCGTTCCAGCATCTTGAAGCATTTGCAAATCATCATTGATCATCGTTTGACGATCAACAAAGATCACTTGTGCGTAGGTATCAGCCTGGTTTGTAAATTTCTGATCTGTGAGTTTACCGCTCGGAATCTCACCACCTGCCCCAACTTTTTCAAACTGTCCAGTACCAAACAATCGAAGTCTGGATACTTGCTTGAAGTCAGTTGTTCGAGAGATTTTCGCAATTTGCAGTGCTTGAATCTCTGCGCTCTTGTATGCCATAAGAGCTTGCTTATTCATCACATTCTCAAGAATATTTGAGAGTGAGTTTGTGCTGAATGCACCTCGAATCCAGGCTTCACCGTCACCCCAGATACGCCCATGATCTTGCCCGTTCATATGACAGGAGAGCATTGCAAGCTCTTGAAGTCCTACGCCCTTGAAGGCATCTGCTGCCTCAAGTGTTTTCTCTCCGTAGAACTTCATTCGTTTCTCTTCAGAAACTCCCAGTGTGTTCATCACTGCAGCTTCAAGGGTCAACTCATTTAGATTCTTGGGTTTGTCGTCGCCTGCTCTTGCAACTCCGTTCACTGTTGGCCTACTTGCTTTGAGAATTTCAAGCTCTGCTTTTGTTGGAGTCCAACCTTGCTCGATAGCTTGTGCTTGAATAGCTTGATTGTCTGCACATATCGCTTGAATCTCTGCAATCCGGGTACTCTCAGCTGCATGTCGAGTTCTGATATCAACAATAGATTGATCAACATCAGCACCAGTTGCAGGAACACTTGGAACCCCGCCTCCTGGGTTTGGTGGTGATGTTTCGCTTTTCCAAGCTGCTTTGAGTGTTTTGAGTTGATTCTTGCTGAGCGTTTCTGGATCGAAATCCTGCGCCTTGAGCCATGTTTCAAAGTCCATATCTTTGCCTTCCTGCAGCGCCGCCGCAATTTTAGTTTTGGTGTTTGCATCCGCTCCAAGCGATACAACAGACACCTCTTTCAATGTTGATTTTTCAATGACATATAACGGCCCGCGAAACTCACGACCGTTTACTTTTACTGATGCACCCGCTCGGATGAGCTGAACATCAGATCTCCGAAATGGAGTTCCAATGGATGCTTGCCAGGGAAAGCCATTTTTCCCTGATGTAACTATCCGCTGAGAGTCTTCACTCTCTGCACTGATCACGCCTTCTACGAATACATCACTCGTAGTTTTTTCAATATTGGTAGTGTGTCCAACTTCCCGCCCTTTATCGTGATCGCGTAGAAGTGGAATCTTTTTCCTGCTGATGTTGAGCCCTGCAATATTTACAATCACAGGAAGTTCAAACAGTGGGCTCATCATTGGCCCGCCTGTATATGCAATTTGCGATACTTTAGGAAGATCTCCACTTGATGAATCAGCAAACTGGATCTCTAGCTCTCGCCCTGAATCGCTCAGCTGCAAAACTTCCTCGTTAGAACCAAAAGTGAGCATTTCAAACGGTTCACTCGTCTTCATCATCGTCCTCTCGGTTATCTGAATTTGAATTCCCGCTTGATAGTGCAGGTGTTTTTTCAGGTGTAGTCAGCCCGAGTTCTTTTCTGTACTCTTCAACTTCGAGCTGCCCATCTAGAACATCTTGCCAATCATGGCCGAGATTCGCGCACTCAATGATTTCGTTAGAAACACCTGTTTCTAGGCGATGCCGTAAACCTGCTCCCTCTTTCGCTGGGTCTGCATGAATCTGAGCTGGCCACATCCAAGCAAACTTGAGCTTTGGTTCTCTACGGCGAAGCGATTCAGGCAACAACCCATCTACAAGCTGAGCCTGTGAAAGCCAAGCTCTAAAAATCCGGTCGATTTCAGTTACTCTGAACTCTCTCCGATCAACCGTGATCTTTTTGAAGTAGATCATTCTATCGAGTTTTCCGCTTGCAAAGTTGTGCTTTGAGCTATCGCAAAGAACTACATTGATTGGCATTGATAAACAACGGCCAATATCGTTTGCAATCTGTCGCCTGAAGTCTGCAAATGTCGTTGTTGGGTGTTCAGGTTTGGTCTGAAAGAGCTTGTATCCATCGGGCATAACTGTTGCCATACCTGGAGTCATGGGAACCTCATCCATTGGCTCAGGAGCTGAATACGATTCATCTTCAGGGTCTGGGGGGTTGTCTGTTTGGATCGATGTAGCAAGGTTTGCTGCGTTCTCAGCTGCTGTGAGTGTTGCGCTCTCGTAACGCCGTAGCTGTGCAAACTGATTCAGCGCTGGAGTGATATCAGGGACACCGCGAACCTGGCCGACTCTTCGAGCTGTGAAAAAATGAATGATGTAATCTGCATCAATCCAATCATGATCATTTTCGTCGTTAACTTGTGCTATTGATCGATCATCTGGGTGATGCTTGAGAACTCGGTACTTTGTAGGGTTGCCATTCTTATCAAACTTAATGCCGTCAACTTCACGGATATCAATATCAGATGAATACGGGTTTGCAACTCGCTCAGCTTCGATGAGCTTGATATTCATTTGTACCGGATGATCTACTTTCTCATCAGTTACAATCGTCGAGAAAACTTCTCCATCTGTGACCTTGCTTGAGACTGCAAGTAGTAGCGTTCCCCAAAGATCAACAGTATCAACCCATTCATTCCAGATCTGTTCGAGCTTCTGAGCATCTTGACGCGATACGCCTTGATTCTTTGTTGAAGGAACCTGCAATCTAGGCCCATCACCTATGAGATCTTCTGCATAAGTATCAACGATCCCGCGAGCTAATGAACTGTTTGCAGTCTCATATCGCGCTCGATTTCGTAGTGATTCACGAACACCTGGAGAGTTTGCTTGCCGTGCTGAGATAGAACCAGCTGCGCTCCAGTGAGTCTCGTTGATCCCGCCTGTCTCAGATGATTCATATGAAAACGCCTGGAGCATTCGCATTGTTGAGAGAGCAGTTCGCAACTTTGTGCGAACTCGCTTAGGACTCACTGTTGATCCTGCACTCGATATCAGACTCAATAGCTTCATTGGAGCCCACCTGGACGGCCTGGCTTTTGCTTGAATCTATACATTCCAGCAAGGGGGCTTTTGCGTGATGTTTTTCTGGTGTGCTTATCAGCTTCGATCAACTCTCCAACGCTTCGTTGCTGGATCTCGATTGAGCCGTCCCTTGCCTTGAGTGGCTCAGCAGCTGCTTGCTCGATTTTGTCTGATAGATTGGCCATGCCCAACTGATATCAGATTCAGAGCTTGGTTTTTTATGTTGATTATGTCGCACATAAAGATTCGTACAGATCTGTACTTTTATTGCTTTTTAACCTTCGGATTGCGCTCATAGCTTGTGAATCTTCGTTTGCAATGAACACACTCTCTCACCCGTCGAACGCCTCTAAAAGCTGGCCTGGTATATTTAACAGGTGTGAAAGCACTGTTGCAGTTTGGGCATCTGAGCCCCATATCTTCCGATTCTTTAGCATCCTTGCTCATATCGACTCCTAGTTTCTATTGATCTGGCTAAGTTTCACACGCTTTTTCACGGTCTTTTTCACTTGCAACTGCTCTTTGATTGCTGCTCCCTTGATGGATGCCGCAACTGCACAACCAACACCACAATCAAAAAGATGATTGTCCATCCCAATTTTCTTGAGCTTCCATTCGTCACACTTGCGCCCTCGGCCCTCGGTTTCGATTCTCTTCTCTGATGTGAGCTGCTCTGAGAGCATTCTGTGAACATCGGGTTTCTTTCCGTAGAGTGTCAGCGCCCCAGGATCTCCCATCGATGTAGCGAGCCGAGCAGTGAAAAACGATTTCCAAAAGTTCGTATCCCAAGTGCAAATTCGAGCCCGCCCGCTTTTAGCTGGAGGAACAAACCAGTTGAGCCCTACTTTGTCGCCTCGCTTCTTTGTTCGTTCTGAAACTGGGTTTGTACTTGCACCGTAGAACTTGCCGTTTGAAGGCATCAGCTGAGAAGTGAAATCGCTCGTTTTAATCACCTTATGAATCAGATCTGTACTCTTATGCCAGTTCTGATCGATCATGCAAAGATCCATCTTCATGATCGTTCCATCTTCACGAATCCAATCTTTCCCGCAAAGATCATCTGTAAGCTCAACGAGTCCTGCATAGAGCTGAGCTTCTAGCCCTACACCTGGTTTCCATCGTCCAAGTGTCCGCTTTGCGTTCTTGAGTGTGTAGTAGCTTCGGCGCTGATCTGGAAATACTCCGTAATCCACAACTGAACCACCAAATTTCATATCCCACGCAACTACCGTGTAGTAGAGTAGTTTTCCTTGAACATCGATAAATGAAGTGACAAGCTCAGCATCAGTTGGAATCACTCGTTGCTTTATTCCGTTTACTCTAACTGCAACATCAACCGCCTTGAGATCTAGATCATCTCCGGTTGTGTCGTCGAGTGGTTCATTTTGATATTCAGCCCAAAAAGTATGTTCATTGTTGAGCAGAATATTCATCGCATGTTGAATCGCTGAGATCTCGCCTTCATCGCGTTTGTATTGCTCAGTCCAAGTTGGCTCTGCTCCCTTGTCCATTTCCTCCCGATTTTCAATATAGAAATCAGTTGAAAGGCTTGTATCTTCTCTCTCTCGTAGAGAGCGTTTCATCAGTTCGTCATACTCACCCCAAAGCTCATCGTTCTCAGGTAGAGCTGTCATCATCTTGGTTCTGATTCCTCTCCATTGTGGACTGAGTTCTCTATCGAGCAGCTCGTCTGCTAGATCTCCCTTGCGAATGACTGTACAAGGGAAGATCATTGTTGTTGATTTGCTTTCACCTGAACCTGATAGCCCGCCGACTGCATTATCGATCAATCGTCTACGAGTTGCGCATTGAGTTTCTGAGTATGCGCTTTCATCTGTTTGAATATCATCCAAGATTGCAAGTGTTGGCCTGATCGAGTCGCCGTTTGGAAGCACAACTCTTCGGCCTCGGATATGACCCTCGATGCCAGATGTTTGAATTACAACTCCCGATGCTTTCGAGCCTGGAATCATTGGGAATCTGATTTCATCAGCTGCCCAGCCGATGTGAGTTCTCTTTCCATGATGCAGCTGGCCCTTTGCGCGTCGAGCTTCGCCCTGGAGAGCTTGGAACGGGTAGCAGATCTCAGGATAAATATCTCCGAGATCCTCGTTCATGCTCAACTCAACCTGGATGTTTTCGATGATGCTTGTTGAATCGTCTTTCGTCGCCCCAATGAGCATCAAATATCGATGATACAAAGCAGCCCCGGCCCAGATACCAGCACATTCAACGATTGAAGTTTTTCCTCGGCCTCTGGGCATTGCCAATGCAAACCGACCGCCGTTCTGAATAGTGTTTTGCATCGTATTCAAAACGGTTAGATGATCAGGCGACCATTCAAGAGTAAATCTGTTTGGAAAAAGAATTTCACAAAACGCCTGGAGATATTTATCACATTCTCTTCGGAGCTTCGGAGATCGAACGGGTGGGATCGATCCGATATCTCGACCGAGCCTGGATGCATCCCGTCTACGAGCTGCAGCTTCGGTTTTGATTTTCTCGTAATCAACCCGCCTAGTTTTCGCCACTCTTTGCCGTCCTTAGCTGATCAGCTGCAATCCTTGCAAGCTCGTCTATTGGGTAATCGTCATCAAGCTCAGAAAACAATGGTTGCAGATGATCACGAACCCTTGTGAGCTGCTCAGACTTGTTTTCTCCTAAATCATCGTCTGGATCACCTGTTGAGCCTGCCTGGACTTCGTGGAGCTTTAAGAGCTTGTTCAGTTCGATCTGAGCCCTGATCGCTGTTTGTGGATCTGCTCCATCTCCCCAGGACGAATCGTTTTCTTCTGGTAAGCTCAACTCAATGATTCTGTTGAGTCGCTTGATTGCCAGCCCAAGCTGCTCATCACGGTTGTATTCAGCTGTCAACTGAATGCGTTTTCGAGCCTCTGCTAGAACGATTCCGACATCATCCAGGGCAATCTTGCAACTCAAAATTTTCTTGGTGGTTTCTTCGTCGCTCAGACCTCTGATCAAAGCCATGACTGCAGCCATGATTGCAGGTTCTTTTGGGGTTTTGGCCATTATGATTCAGACTTGAAATCAGGGTGTTGGTGATCCATATGTCTAGCTAAATTTTGAAATGTTCTGTTGCAACAAGGGCAAACGCCTGCAGCTACTCGATTTTTCAATCTGGTTTTCGCTGCTTTTTGGGCTCTTGCTTTATTCTTATATGAGTCTCGCTCATCTCGAAGTCGAGCTTCATATTGATCATTGGAAGCTCGTTCTCTTGCTCGTGATTCCCTCTCTGCTTTCAGTTCCTCTTTTAGTTTTTCAGCTTTGGTTTTTTTGTAAACCCATTGATGCCCCATTGGGCAATATATAGATCTCCCGTTTTCGTTTGCTTGTCGATCGAGAGAGCTAGGGATTGCGTGACGAACCCCGCACCAGCATGTATGTACTACGAGTCGTTGTGTGTGAGTGTCTGATATCGTTGGCAATTCAATTCTCCTATTTTGCTGCGCAAACAAACTCTACTTCTTAAAGCTGCTGTTCCCTTGTGTATAACCTCCGAGAGATCCCCAGGGAGGACCCTAGCTATTCTCGTCCATCGTCTTGATATCTATGCTGATCTCTCTCACTTGATCATCCAGCTGCTTCTCAAGCTCCATCACTCGCCTTGCGAGTTGCTCTAAATCCTTAATGCGGGTACACAAAATTGACACTGATTCACTCAATATCGATATGCTGAGATTTGTATCTCTGATAGCTGCCTCAACTCGTTTGTATTTGTCTTCACTCATCCGAATCACCCCCGACTCTTGCAACCCGTTTTCGATCAATCCGCTCTCGCTTCCTGCGCATCTGCCGAGTCTCATTCTCGGGCACAATCCCGTCGTGTTTTTCTTGCCGGGTATAGGCCGATCGGTCATACTTTTTCTCACCTCTTTTCGCCGCCGGCGGATCGATCACCGGATACGCGCACATCGCTGATATCGCCGAGAATAAAATCACACTCTTATTCATCGCCGCCTCCATTCGATTCGAGTTCTTCGCGTGCTGGCGCAGCTGCTTCGGTAGTCGAGTAGCTACTCTCACTCTCCAATCGATTGAGTGCGGATGCGAGAGCTTTGAGGATCTCAATTGAGACTAATTTAATGATCCAAATTCCGTCGAAAATAAGTCTTATTGCTCCATAGAATATAAAAAAGAAAAAACCGACAAACTGGACAATGTCTGCTATTTGAATCCCATCACTCATCTGATTCGGCTTTCATTTTGTATGTCTTGTTAGGTTGTGGATCTACTACGACTAATCCGCTCTCAATCATTTGAGTGATGATTCGAGTTGCAGCTGTGTATCCCAATCCCAAATGCCTTTGTAGCAATGAGACTCGAACAAATCCCATTCGCTTGCCAAGATCGATTGCTCGTTCGTAAACAATCAGTTCCTTCTCACTCATACTCATTGCTTAGCCTTTCTTCTCTTGTTGATTTGTTCACCACCGTACATGATGGGGCATTCCTCAACGGGTATTTCTAAAGGTGATTCTGCGATTGCATCCTGGTCAACAACCAAATAGCCTGGGAAGAATCCCACGCCGTCGAATGCCTCATGTTCTTGGTTCACTGGTAAGCATCGAACTTGATTCTCTCGCTGAGATATCACTGTGACTCTGATGTAAGCTTCGTGTCCAATCCTGATCATCTCTTTGCTCGTTTCACTCGTCGAATGCTCGCGATTAAAACGCCGCCCATGATGATGATTTGTATTTGCAAGATGCTCATAGTGCGTCGCCCCGCATTTGATCGACTCTGCCTAACTGCAGCATTGTCATTGCAACTCGCATATGTCCTTTCGTGATCATGTCAGGTTCAATGATTCGTGAATCGTATTTGACTTGCCGTAGAACTGAGTCCATGTCGTCGGAGTTCATGATTTGCGGCCCCAGGCTAATGAGAGCCAATCCCAACGATTCCCAATCGCCCATCATCAAGCCGCCAACACGCTGTTCTAGTGATTTTTTCGCGTGCTTGTTTGAATACCGCCGGTAGTTACTAGACATTCGCTGCAGTCCTCATTGTCCTGATGGTTTCCCATCGTGCCAAAATAAAATCAGTCATCTGATCCCAGTTGATCAGATCAAATCTGAACTTCCCATCGGGCATCAGCTCAGAACAAATCTCAGCTCCAAGCTCGCCCTCGATGAGTGTTTGAGTTCGAGTCTGGAGCATTCCGATTGCGTCACCTGGTTGATTCTGAATGAACTTGATGAACTCGTTTCGTCGGCGCTCCTGAGCTTGAGTTCGTTTGATTGATTTCTGAGACGGCTCAGGCCCTCCAGGCCGCGTTGCGATTGTTCGGAGTAGTCCTAGAGGGTTTCGCACGCTGCCGCTGCTTAGGCGCTCTCTGAGCCGCTCCAGGGCAACGATCCCGATTGTTCTGTCGTTGATTCCCAGCTCGATGAATGAGTGAGCGCATTGACCTGCAAGCCCTGAATCGAATCCGACTCGCTTGGCCTCTTTGACCCATTCCCCCTGATCGAAGATCAAACCCCCAGCAGCAGCAGCAGCAAGAATCTGCTCAGCTTGCTGGGCGCTGCTGCTGCTGCTGGTACTTGCAGGAATTGCAGTTTCTTCCTTAATGTCGGCGGCAGGAGCTGCACCCGATGGTGCAGGAGCTGCACCCGTTGCGGCAGGAGCTGCACCCGTTGATTTGATCGCGTGCATGTCCTGCACCCGTTCGAGTGCAGGAGCTGCATCCGTTCGGGTGCGAGAGCTGCACCCGTTGCCCGTTGTTTTTAATCGAGCATCGACCCGATCTGATGGTTGTAGCCATTCAGCTAATCGCTCATAATGCATCCGATATCGAGCCGCTCGCCCAGGAGCAGGTGTTCCGATTTGTTCTAAAATTCCATGCTCTTTCAGGATTGCGATTGCCATACGAACTGATCGCTTGCTCAGACAAGTTCTAAGCTCGATGATGGAAGTTGGTACACAAAGATCTGCTCCAGGCGCTCCCAGTCCTCTGAGACACCATAGAACTGATTTCAGAGTGGGTTGACCACATCCGAGTCCTTTGGGTGGTACACATCGATCTGTGATGATCGTTGCTTGTCCTGCATCTATTTGCATTGTGAGCGCCTCCATGCGTTCGGGTCTTTGATTTTGAAAACTCATGCGGGTGTTTAGACCCGCACAAGCGAGAGAGATCAAATCGCAAGTTTGATTGCAGCGTTCAGGGCTGCAGTGTCGTCAGGTTCTGCATAGATCAAAGTTGTTCTCGGGTCTGCATGTCCGAGCAGATCTGCAATCAGCTCCAGCTGAATGCCCTTAGAACGGGTTTCAGTCGCGTACCCATGTCTCAGTTGATTGGGAGTCCAACGATTAACACCGGCCCGATCACAAGCTCTGCGCACTGCTTGATGAATCGAGTTCGTCGCGTATGGCTTCTCTCCATGTCCATCAACTGAGAACAAATAGCCCTCGCTCTCTGGAGCAAACAGATTGAGTCCAACGAGTGTTGAAATGCGCTCAACTGTGAGCTTGTGCGCTCTCCCAACTAAAAAGATTCGACGGCGTTTCCCCAGGTACGATGTTTTGTGCATCTTGGGTATATACCGAATCACGGTTTTTCCCTCGACTTCAATTGTGGTGAGTTCAGATGCTTTCATCATCCTTGCTTCACCTGGACGCATTCCAGTGAGCTGAATCATCTCCATCATGTCTCTGATTGGATCTGCTAGGTAGTCATCTTTGAGGACGGTTTCAACATCAGATATAACTGCAGGGCGCACTGGATCACGATCACGGGCTCCATAGCGCCCACGCTTGACCTTCTCAACACTTGTGAGCGCTATGAGCTGTTCAGGCTTTGAGAACCCGCGCTCAATACACCATTTCACTAAACGAGTCACATATTGAATTCGCTTGTTGATAGTGGAACGAATCACTTTGCCTTCATGCGCCCATTGATCCCGCAACTGTGCAAGCGTGGGGGCATCGAGCTGGATGAGCAATCGAGATCCTACTGAACTCACTAAGGGCTTTAAGCCGCTTCTCAAGTTCTGAACTTCCCGAGTCGGCCCATCTCCTGAATCATAATAATGTGTTCTATCAGCCAAATACATTTGAACTGCTGCCTCGATGGTGATTGATTCTGATGATTGAAACATGATAAATAGCCTCCGAAAAATAAAAAAATCGTCGGCTCTTATGCGTCCGTGCTTAGAGCAAATTTTGAGATGGAAACGGTTTAGTAAGAATCGTTGATGCTGGAGATTCGTCCGTGATCTCAGGCACTTGCTGAACAAGTGTGCCGTCGGCAAAACCAATCATGGTTGTTGATGCTCTATCAAACCCCCAACCGTCATTGGGGTTGTTTGCAAGTCGTGGCATCGATTCAACTTCCATTGATGGATACGCATACTCGCCTAGTATGGTTTCACCTTCGTAATCAGTTCCAACTGCTGAGAGAGCATTCCATTCAAGTAAAGTTTGATTGATTGAATCTGCAACGAGCTGTCCGTTTACTCTGTTGTTGTCACACGCTCCAGGAGCAAACGCAGATGTTTCAATCTTCATACCACCTGCAATAACCAAACAACCCTGGATCTCTTGTCCCTGGAGAAGAACTGCAGTTGGATCAAGAGCGCTTGTGATCAGCCCCTCTGATGTACAGTTGTAAGCTCTCACATGATCATTGAGATCATTCACACCTGCTTGCGTTCCCGCTCCCAGGCTAATGCCATTGACCCCTGCATAGCAGTTGCGTAATCGGACATGAGAACAATCTTGCCGAACATCTATGTTTGCTCCTGCAGTTGAAACTCCTGTTGACCAAACACCGTCCAGCGTGATGTGATTCTCAATGAGTGATCCATCAGAACCAGTTTGCGAACCGATCTCAACGCCTCCATCAATGCAATAAGGCCCGATGATGTTTGAGTATGTTGGATAGGTATATCGAATAGTTGATTTTGACTGAGTTGCGGAGTTGTCATACCGGCCAAACATGGTCTTTAGATTCTTAACTCGACCAGCACCCGAAACGGTTGTTCGGAAAATCGATTCGTTCACCGATGCTCCAAAGTCGCCGCCATAAATATGAATGAGATCTTGATCGTTGGTTCCTCCAAGCGCGACGGTATAACTTCCAGATGTTGTCGAGCCTGCAGCTTCGCAGTTGATCAGTGAGTTGCAAACCATCGCTTGCGAACCACTATCAAAGTAGAAGGGTTTTCTGAAATGTGCTGCATCAACATGCGGACTATTCAACACCTTTCCATTGATGATTGCACAATGATTGCCCCTGAATCTACACGCCTTGCAATCATTTGCAGCAGATCTGGTAGATGGTGCAAAGTTCACCCCGTCGATGATGCTTCCTTCAAACCCCTGGGCAAACTCAAACAATCTTTGAGTATTGCCAACGGTATCATCATGACCCATCACTGATCTTGCTCCATTAACAGGATCAACGGTTTCTACTAAGCAGTAGTTCCTCTGAATTCTAAACATCCCGTCACCTAAGACGGTTTCATCGAAATCATTATCAACAATGAGCTTTCTTGAGTCGCCACCTGCAAGCCAGGACTCAGCAGACGACCAATCAGAATAATCCCGTCCAGATGTTCCCAGGGTTGCACTCGATCGAGTATCAGCTTCAATCACAACGCCCCATGAAACAGTAGTTGATTCTCCTGATGGGTTTTCACAAGTGAGATCGATTGAATAGCTGCCCTCGATGAGCGTGTAGTTTTGTGAATACCCAATCATCATGTTTCGAGTTCTGCCTTCATCGCCTCCCCGTAGATCTACGATGGTTGCAACTGGACTACCTGCGATAACCACGAATGCAGCTGAACTCATTAGCCGTTCATCTCGAACCTTCATATATCGATCAGGGATGTTTGCAGGATCTGTTCCAGATATTCCATTGAGTTTCCAGTAGAACTGGCAATCATCAATGAGTGATCCATCACCTGAGTTGAAGGTTGAATCGTCGAGACTGTAACCTACATGACAAGGCCCCATTTTGATAGATGGTTCATGTGCAGTAAGTGCTATTGTTGGTGCTGCCATTGGTCTAAATCCTTTTAGATATGCTGCTCATCTTGAGCGTTTGGTTTCAGTTTTGGGTGATTGCTTCGTTGCGTTTTTTGAGTGTTATTTTTCTTTGTTCTAGTTTCGATCCATACTGAGAAACCAGATTTTCTATATATGATTTTTCCTGCTTGAGCTGAGCCAAGCATTCATCTCTCTGATCCTCAACGGCTTGAATCCGTTGATTCTTCATCTGGATCACTCCTGAAAGCTCTTCGTTGTGAGTCTGAGTTTCCAGCAACTCTCGGTAGAGAATCTCTTTTCGTCTGATGTGAATTCGTACTGATTCAATTGCTTTTTTAAGCATCTTCATGAAGCAACCTCTTTGCTTTCTGTGTCGATTTTGATTGTGCTGTTTCCAACTCTGCGAACTTTGAACCCTGCACACTTCAACGAGCGTGCTTCGAGTACAACCAGGACTGCAGCAATCCAGCTCTCACCTCTTGGCCGTGTGCCGCCTTGCTCGCAAATCACTCGGTGCGCGTGTTCGAGATCCTGGGCAAGTTCGATTGCAGTTTCATTCTGCTGAACAAAATTCAAGACTCTTGCCCAATGCCCTGATGTGTAGGCAGGAACGGGTTTTGACCCAAGCATCGCTTGAGTTCTCCAGATCCCTTTTTTGTGTTGAGATGAACTCATGTGCATTCCCTCCAGCTGCTTGCTGAAATGAATGCGCCGTGCCCACTGAGCCAGGCTTTACGCCATGATCCTGAGCCCCGCCCAGGTTCATATGGGCACTTTGAAACTTCAGCGCCCCGAGCAGCTGCACGAACTCCCTTCATCCAGGCGTTTGCTCGTCCAGATCCTCGACCTTGTGAGTGGTAGTGTTCAGGGACTTCAAAACGAATCCCCTTTGCAGTGAATGGTGCAATGGCAACCATGTAGCCTCCGTGCATACATGCGAACATCCAAAAATGAGATTGCGCGAATGCGAAAACTCACCTTTTGGGTGATCTTGGTTCATGCCCCTTTGATGTGGTTGGGGCTAAATGTGTCTCACGATGTATTTTGTCAACGGGTGAGACGACCGAAGACATGAGCACCATATCGGCGCTTTAGCTTTATGTCAACATAAAGAATCTGTTTGTGAATAACTCAATGAACTGGTAACGAGTGACCTGTTCCAAAATTATTTTCAAGTGCTTCGTAGAGTTCATAATCTGCAAGCTCATGAAGTCTTGTTATAGAAGCAGTTGATTCTAAAACTTCCAAAAGAGCAAGCGTTTCCTCGTAATCTTCATCTTCATAAATCAGTTTCAGATTCGCAGTTCTGCTTATTTCACAACTGCCTTGCCAGTAAATAGATATATCCAAGCCTGCATCAAACATTGGGATCAGATACATACTTGGTATTGCAGGTATTGGCCCGAGTACTCCAAAGCTGTTCCCTTCATCATAAATCACAATCAATCTATCATTGTGGCGTATGAGTCGAAGACCGATAGGCATCGTTTCTTCAGGTGAGTTCTGTGTGCTATTAATTTGAATCTGAATACTGCCCATGAAATCTCCAAAGAAAGAGCCGACTCCCGAAGGAGCCGGCCAGTTCTGTAGATCGCTCGGGACATCACTCCTCCACGATCCGGGCATGTTTTCCAGGCGATAGCCCGCTTAATCCTGGTTGGAACACTCCCCCATTTAGCAAAGGGATTGTTTCCAAAAGCGGGTGAACGGACTCGAACCGTCAACATTCAGCTTGGAAGGCTGACGCTCTACCATTGAGCTACACCCGCAAAAAGAACAAACTTGCGAAGGAAACAAGGTCTCAAGGCTCAAAGTCTTAATA